TCACTGGGATAGGAGTATCTCAGAGAGGGCCACATGAGAGAAGGTTCTTACATCTAGATACGATGGAGAACAGTGACGTTCACCCTAGACCTTGGATATGGAGTTATAAGTGACTAAGATTTTTAAGAAACTGTTGGCTAAAGAGAGATACTTCCTACGATCATTTTGGAAACATACCTTTCACTACCGTAATCACAACTATGAACCTAGAACAGGTAAGAATTATTACCTATAATAACGATTTGCTTTGTACGCTGTTTTAAGCGTCATACAGAGGTTTCTACCTCTTCAGGGTAGGTAGGGTCCAGAGAGTCCTCGTTGTCATCCTCTATGAGGCTCTCTGGCTCCTCGTTTTCTTCGTCATCCTCTAAAAATAGGTTATGAGCGAAGTCACACTTAGATAATAGCTTCATTACCTCATCTTCACCTAATACATTAAGGCATCCTACGATAGCAGACTCAAGAGAGTTAGAATCTAAGTTAGTATTAATATCAGAGTTAGCACCACGTACTCTAGATAGTAATTCAAGTGCCTTGATAGCACTATTAGTGTGTCCATTTGTTTTTGCATATGTGTACTGACTTTCTAATTCATCTATAACATCAACATTAGTTTCTAGTTCATTCTCTAGTATACTAATTCTTTCTACAATCTCATCTATCTGTAGTAATCTATAACCTTGATTAGCTGCTGATGATGCTGCATAACCTGCTGCCTTTGCAGCTTCAGTTGCATTGTTATGTAGCACATAAGACTGTGCAAACTTTTCTTGTTTGTCATTTAACATAGTGAGCTACCAATCCATTAATTAATATAGCTAATGATACTGCATTGATTACAAGTAAAGCTCTATCATTCCAAAGAATAGAAACAATAAACCAACCAAACATACCAGCAGCATGAAAGAATAAGTTAAGAGGATAAATATTATTACTTGTTAAGATAACCCCTGCAATTAAAAATACAGAAGCTATCCATTTAATGTACCAATCTAATGTTTGAGTTGGTGCTAATTTTTTAAGTTCGTTTTGCATTATTCTCTATCTGGTTTTCCTGTTTTTAACCATGCATCATAAGAAGACTTAACCCAATAATGCATACAAACTTTTAATCTTTTGTAAACTCTGCTCATCGTTTCATATTATTCCTTTGTACACCTTTAGACTTCTCAAAGCTACGCATACCACCTAGTCCTAAGAGAGCCAATGTTAATGACATCAAACCTTCTGTCTCTATAATAGGAAGAGCAACACCAGTACCACTAAGTGCTAGACCCCATACAGCTACAGGTTGAAATACAAATTGCCACCCTAAACCAAAGGCACATATCCACATGATAGCAGGTCTAGCTCCACTTACGAAGATGGAAGGATGAGCAGCTTGTATTTTATTTGTTTCTATCTGTGCAAGATTAGCTTTATTAAATGCAGTTGTCAACTCTTTCTGCATATCTAACTTAGCTTTCTTTGCAGCATTCTTATCAGGTACAACCCTGTCAATTATACTGGTTGCAACTGGTAGTAATGAACTAAGTATTCCTATCATCTTGTTCCTCCTGTCGTAGTTGAATCACTCTTGGGTTATTGTCTATCTTAAATCCTTCAAGGCTGATTGCTTTATGATTAGCATTCATAACATCAAAGAATAAATAGATAGATAAATTTTTATAGTTTCTAATCTTATCTAAGAAAAAGTTTAACCACACATTAGGTTCAAAGACTGAGACATGTACGTTAGTACCATCTTCAAATGTTTTCATTGCAGGGTAGCAAGCTATATTAAAGAAGGCCATCTTGTTAGACCTCTCTAATATCTCATCTACCACCCATCCTAGATCAGTCTCAGGCACATGTTCTAGTACGTCAGTACATATTACTGCATCATACTCGTCACTACTAAGTACGTTATACTCAGCAAGAGCAGGTTCATAACGATCAATTTTATCTAGCTCCCAATATTCTGTTAGTGGTTTATCTATAACGTTGGTTAGTTTCTTATAGTTTTCAGTATACAGAGTACCTTTACCTGCTCCATAGTCTAATAAGCTTTTACATTTATTAGACTTAAGAAAGCCATCAATAATATAGATAAACTTTGTTAAGCTCTTACCATCAAACATACCTTTAGCTGAAGAATGCATTGTAATGTATTGGTCAAGTAACTCTGTATACTTAGCTGATGGTCTATCTCTATCTAATTTTGGATCATATTGTATATCAAGCATCGTAGTATCCTTCAAACTCTGGTCTTGTTTTCTTTTTCTGTTGTATCTCCCATAGGTCAGCTACCATTGTATCTTTACCATGAAAGTTTAATACACCCTCAAGACCTTCATCTTGAAAGACTTTCTCACAGTCCTGTGCCATAGCTAATAGCTCACCAGTAGTCCAGTACTTCTTTTCATTGACACTTACTTCAATATACTTAGGCTTTGGTACTTCACCACCTTCTATATCACCAGTAGTCTCAGTAAGTTCTTCTTTACTAGGCTCATCTCTGCAAGAATCAAAACCAAAGAGATCTATATTTCTAAAGCCCATTGTATGTAATATACCTATGCCTCTCATAGCAGCACACGTACCACCAGTAATCATAGTAGCACCTTTAGGTATGCCTAGATCATCAGGTACTTTGACTTGTTGATTCTGTATCTGAGTACCTTGCTCACTCTCTTCTCTAAGAGAATCAGTGAAGGCGTGCCACCCCCATATCTTACATTCTTTAGCTATGAAGAAGTTAGTTACAGAAGGATCAGTCATAGAAGCCACAAAGAAATTAGTATCAGGATCTAAGTTCTTGAAGAGATCCTTACGTACTACGTTGTGAGTAGACACTCCTGTAATAGGTCGAGGATCTAGTATAATACAACCCCAAGGCTTGATGTCATTGGCAATCAGGTGAGGGTAAGCATGTTTAACTGTTAGTAACTTAGCATCTGGATTGTCTTTAATGAACATCTTCAATGCACCATAGTCTAAGTAAGGGCCAGCAGAAACAAGTATAGCTTTCTGTTGGTGTGCCATATGCTTAGTCACCCACTTCTTAGGATCAATCAGTGTCATGTTAGACTTGATGTTGTTCTTGATGTAGTCTTTAGGAACACAGTCTCTAGGATGTACAACAATAGGTACACTCTTTAACTGATTAGGTATATCTTCTACAGTTGTACCGTGAAGAAAAACCACAAGGTGAGTATGACCACCTCCAGCCACTTTGTCTTGGGAAGGGAGAAGATGCTTACGTGTCGTAGACTTCTCATCAAAGCTTGTCCAGCCATCTTTCGTTGTCTCTTTCTGATCAACCTTCTTTGTCTTGACGCTATCAAAAACATGTTTCACTCCATGATATTTTTCAGGAGGCATAGACTCATCTTCTTCTGATTCTTTAGTGAAGTAGTGATCACCTATAACTACAGGTACGTCCTTAAGTATTTCGTACTCTGTCTGGACTGTCTCAATACTATTACCACTGCCAATCAAAGCAAAGTCTACATCTTTTATATCCTTCTTTAATAATGTTTCTCTTACATTACCTTTGGTTAATTGAAAGGTAAACTCTTTATTCTCTTTCTCTTTGACATGCTCAGAGAACTCTACTAGTCTTTTATGTACAGCTTCTAAAGTATTGTGAGGCTTTACGTTAAACTCTTCGTGATCTGTCTCTGTAGTCGCATCCTCAAAGAGATCATAACCTATGTAATGTACTTCATCTGTCTTCTGAAATGCAGCAAGTGCCATCTCAATAGCTCTACCACCATTCCAAGTACCTGTCTCAAGTATAGTCTTAGGTTTATAATACCTTACTAGATCAGCTAACTGTTTGTATCTACTAGGTAATATGTCTTGAGTAGTCTCTGTCTCAGACAGTTTGAAGATACGTTTACCATCCTTATCTCTCATGGCAAAGTTCTCACGATCATACATGTTGACAAGTATGTCACCTATAATAGACTTCTTAGGATCAACCTCTAATGTATTCATACCATGAGCATTATAGATAAGCTTAAGTCTATCAAAGATAAATGTATCATGCCACTCACGGTAGTTGAGAAACTCACCTGATATGAAGGCACCTCTAAGATCACCAAGTAAACGCACTGGTGTCTCCCTGTCAAGATTAAATCCTACAATCTGTGTCATGTCTGTAAAGGTTACAAGGTCCAGTTTGTCTGAGTGTTCAGGAAATATAGTATCAATATCTTTTTGATATACATTCTTGATGTTCATACAACTAGGATCAAGCCAGAATAACCAACCATTAGTACTATCAAAGGCACACTCTGTTAGTGCAATTACTTTAGGAATATACTTCAGTGGATTTAAGATATCATTGTACTGTATCTTACCCCCTTCAGTACCATTGTGTTGAGCAAAGGTCTTGAGAAAGTCTGGATAGTCTGATATCTCCATTAGGTTATGATAGAATATATTCTTAGCTTTAGGTAAGGAATAGTTAGCAAGGTCAAGGTTATAGTAATAACAATGAAACTCTATGCTAGGCTCCCAGTTATCTTTAAATTCATTTAGAAGATGAAACGTACTATGCTGTAGTGATGTTTCATCAAAGGCTGTTACAATTTTATAGCTCATCTATTTTTCCATGTAATGTTAAATAAGAATAGTCACTGTTCCACTCACTAGCCATAAGACCATCTACTTCACGTTGGCATTCCCACTTAGGAAACCAAGGACCACCTGTTGTAAAGTGTACTAACTTAGGATCAATAGAAGGATCAGAATGACTGTCAAGCCAGTTCCATTCTTCTGATATTGTACCCATAGCTGAGTTCTTATTAGGTAACCAACCAAATGTATGTAGATAGTTACCTGTCTTATTGTTGACAGCAAAGGGTGTGAGTTGTTTGTTTAACTCATGACCACAGTTCCACAACATAAGACTAGACCAGTTCTTTCTATTGTATCTAGTCTGTTCTCGACCATCCATTTTAAACTTAGCAGTTGGTTCATACTCATGCTTAACACAGTACAAAGGATAGAACTCATCGTTGTATTCTTCAAACAATTCATTGATGTCTGTTCTAGGATACATGTCACAATCTAAATACAAAGCCCATCCTTCATACTGCATCAAAGCAGGTACTAGAAAACGAGTAAAAGTAAACTCACTTGAGAAAGGCTTCTGATCTATGGAGTCAATCATTTGATTGTTCACCCACTCGAAAGGTCTGTTAAACATATTCATATGTTCCAAGATATCTTTACGTAGAAACTTAACTATAATATCCTTTGGTGAGTTAGCTTCTATTAAGTATTTTAACATCTGGGCTGCAACCTTTTCTTTAGGATCATATCCTATAAAAACTGTGTTCACCTTTTTCTCTTTACTAATAGCCATTAGTATATCCTTTATTTAAGTTCTATCTGTCTAGGTTTTTTATGATCAGGAATGTTTTGTTCTAGATCAATAGTAAGTAACCCATTATTTACACTAGCATCATTCACCTCTATGTTATCAGCAAGGTGAAAGATTTTTTTAAAACTTCTGTTAGCAATCCCACGATATAGAATCTTACCGTTACTCTCAGTTTCTTTTCCATCATAAGAGATGGTGAGGTTCTGCTCCTCAAGAGTAACGTCTAAGTCTTCTTTAGAAATACCAGCAACAGCAAGTGTAATAGTATACTTACCATCTTCGTATTCTATTAAATTATGTGGGGGATAATTAGGTTTATTGTTTATTAAGTTATTAGGTTGATTTAACACTGTATTAAATATTTTATCATATCCTATAACCCAATCTCTAAAGTCTTGTAGTTGTACTCTAGACGATAGATGTTTATCTACATAGTTCATAATGTTTCTCCTTAATAAGCAAGATTGTATGGAACCCACAATGGCATTCCATACATTATTATACTACACTTTTTATATCTTGGCAAGCTTTTTTTAATCACACTCTTTCTGACCTGTCGTTGGATCTATGTAACAAGCTTCTGCTTTAGGCTCATCCTTAACTTCATTGAGGATACCATAGCGTTTACCACTAGCCCTGAAGGTGGTGATGCCCTTGCATCCCTGCTTCCAAGCATTGTAGTATAACTCTTTGAACTCTTCGTAAGTTACATTGTCACCTACGTTACAGGTCTTAGAGACAGCACTGTCAATATACTTAGATGTTAAAGCAAGGACTGAGAGATGTTCTTCAGCACTAATCTCATTGGCAGTTCTACCATTCACGCCATGTCTATAAGCATAGTCTTCTACACGTTGTATCTGATGACCATCAAACTCTTGTATGGTTCTATCATAGAACAAACTAAACGGTGGTTCAATGCCAGAGCTTACGTTGTCAGCAGTCAAACTTATTGTACCAGTAGGTGCTATGGAAGTTAGGTGAGAGTTGCGTAGTCCATTCTCTTTGATCTGATCTTGTACCCAATTAGATAATGTCTTAAAGAACTTACCTTCGATGTACTTATCTTTATCGTACAATGGAAAGCAACCTTTCTCTTTAGCTAGTAAAGCACTTGCACCATAGGTGTGATCTCGTAATGTCTTAAGAACTTTAGTAGTAAACTTCATGAACTCTTCTGAAGCATAAGGCATACCACACATCTCACCTGCATTAGCCAGACCAGTAACACCTAGTCCCATCCTACGTTTGTTCTTAGCTTCTTTCTCCTGCTCTTCCAGAGGATAGATAGTCCTATCAATAACATTATCCATAGCTCTGACTACATGATGGATGTCACCAGTGAACAGACCATAATCAAATGCACCTGCTCCAACATACTTAGTAAGATTAAAGCTACCAAGAAGACAAGCACCATAAGGAGGTAAAGGTTGCTCACCACAGGGGTTAGTAGCTTCTATGTTCTCACAGTAGTATAGGTTATTCATCTTGTTAATAGTATCTATGAACAACACTCCCGGCTCTGCCCAATCCCATGTGCTACGCATGATCATATCCCATAGGGCTACAGGGTCTACCTCTTCGTGTACTCTACCTTCAAACTGTAGAGGAAATGGTTCTTTCTTTTCAAGACATCTCATGAACTCATCTGTGATACCAACAGAGATATTAAAACCAGTAAGAGAAGTACCATCATTCTTAGCTGTGATAAACTGTTCAATGTCAGGATGATCAACACGTAAGACACCCATCTGTGCGCCTCTACGATGTCCACTAGATGCTATGGTCTGACATACAGCATCAAAGATCTGCATAAAGCTTACTGCACCAGATGCTCTAGAGTCTAAGGACTTGATACGATCACCTCTGGGACGTAGCCTAGAGAAGTCATAGCCTATACCACCACCTCTACGCATTGTCTCAGCAGCATCAGTAGCTCTACCCATAATAGAATCCATGCTATCTTCTATAGCACCACTGACAAAGCAGTTGTAAGCAGTAGTCTGCCTTGCTGCTCCCATAGCATTCTGTACCCTACCAGCAGGTAAGAACCTGAGATGCCTGAGTGCATCCTTGAAGTTCTCAAAGTGATCAGGTGTATCCTTTAAGGCTTCTGCAATACGTACAACCTTACTATAAAAGTCTTCTCCTGTTTGCCTATACTTAACATTGTCTATCTCTTCTGAGATGGGTAGTGTCATACCATAGTGTACTTCGTTTTCCATTTATGTTCCCTTTCTATTTATATTCTAATGCTAGTATTAGTTGTGCGTAGTGTATTGCTTTCTCAACATCTTTCTTACCTTGACCTTTAGTACGGTGTCGAGTTATATATTTTATCACATTACCCTCGAAGTAGTCAAGCTTATTCGCATGTATATATTCAACAGGCTGTATGCCACAATCTTTATAGTGATTACCACCTACTTGTACCTTCAGTGCTTCAGAGGAGTGATTGAAATTTTCTTCTGACATTTAAAATATCTCCTGAGTTAATAACATTAGACGCAAAGTTTCTAACAGCAGTAGGCTTAACACCTGCATAAGTACACACTGTTTCAAAGTCTTCACACGTAACACCTTCTGTTTTAAATATCCAAGCATGAGCTTGATCTCTATATACTTGAACAGAAGTTTTCTCTTTGTCATACTTAGGTTTAGTTAAGTCTAGTAATGCTTGTAGTATAACACCAACGTATAAAGATCTATGAGAATCTTTACCTGTTATTTCATATAAAGATCCCATAGATACATCAGTGCTTAGTTCGTAAGGACTATCAGTCATTATCAAAATACTCTTCAACTGGCCTATAGAACTTACCACCTACATAACTATTGTAGAAGGCAGGTTCATCAGACCCTTCTAAGGTAGCACATAAAACATTGTACTTCATTTGATAGTAACACTCATAGTATCGTAAGCTTCGTTTGTTTTTAAACTCAGCTATAATATTAAACTTAAAGTTATCTTTACCTAACTTCTTTATGTCTTCTATTAAATGTTTGGAAGATCCCATGTAAGATTTCCAATTTGATTCACGTTTCTTTTTACCTTTAGAATAATTAAAATATTGTTTACAACCTATGTAAGCTTTCTCTGTTTTGATATTGGTTATCCAGTATACAAAACCAAACTTAGTTAGGT